CTATAAGTGATGTTTATTCAGGATCTCCGACATTGACCATTGAATAATTTTAAACGACTAATTTTTTAGTCGTTTTTTATTTTGGATAAAAGGAGCAAACAAATGGATATTAACTGGAAATTGAGATTCAAAAACAAAGCAGTACTAACTGGTTTAGTTGGAGCATTGTTGTTATTTATCAAGCAAGTCACGGATTTATTCGGATTAGATTTATCTACTCAATTAAATCAAGCTAGCGCAATTATAGGCGCTATCCTCACGTTACTTACAGGTATTGGCGTTATTACTGACCCAACGTCAAAAGGCGTCTCAGATTCATCTATAGCACAGACATATCAAGCGCCTAGAGATAGCAATAAAGAAGAACAACAAGTTACGTGGAAATCATCACAAGACAGCAGTTTAACGCCGGAATTAAGCACGAAAGCACCAAAAGAATATGATACATCACAACCTTTCACAGACGCCTCTAACGATGTTGGCTTTGATGTGAATGAGTATCATCATGGAGGTGGCGACAATGCAAGCAAAATTAACTAAAAAAGAGTTTATAGAGTGGTTGAAAACTTCTGAGGGAAAACAATTCAATGTGGACTTATGGTATGCATTTCAATGCTTTGATTATGCTAATGCTGGTTGGAAAGCTTTGTTTGGATTACTCCTAAAAGGTGTAGGCGCAAAAGATATTCCGTTCGCTAACAACTTCGACGGATTAGCTACTGTATACCAAAATACACCGGACTTCTTAGCACAACCTGGCGACATGGTGGTATTCGGTAGCAACTACGGTGCTGGATATGGTCACGTTGCATGGGTAATTGAAGCAACTTTAGATTACATCATTGTATATGAGCAGAATTGGCTAGGCGGTGGCTGGACTGACGGAATCGAACAACCCGGCTGGGGTTGGGAAAAAGTTACAAGACGACAACATGCTTATGATTTCCCTATGTGGTTTATCCGTCCGAATTTTAAAAGTGAGACAGCGCCACGATCAGTTCAATCTCCTACACAAGCACCTAAAAAAGAAACAGCTAAGCCACAACCTAAAGCAGTAGAACTTAAAATCATCAAAGATGTGGTTAAAGGTTATGACCTACCTAAGCGTGGTAGTAACCCTAAAGGTATAGTTATACACAACGACGCAGGGAGCAAAGGGGCGACTGCTGAAGCATATCGTAACGGATTAGTAAATGCACCTTTATCAAGATTAGAAGCGGGCATTGCGCATAGTTACGTATCAGGCAACACAGTTTGGCAAGCCTTAGATGAATCACAAGTAGGTTGGCATACCGCTAATCAAATAGGTAATAAATATTATTACGGTATTGAAGTATGTCAATCAATGGGCGCAGATAACGCGACATTCTTAAAAAATGAACAGGCAACTTTCCAAGAATGCGCTAGATTGTTGAAAAAATGGAGATTACCAGCAAACAGAAATACAATCAGATTGCACAATGAATTTACTTCAACATCATGCCCTCATAGAAGTTCGGTTTTACACACTGGTTTTGACCCAGTAACTCGCGGTCTATTGCCAGAAGACAAGCGGTTGCAACTTAAAGACTACTTTATCAAGCAGATTAGGGCGTACATGGATGGTAAAATACCGGTTGCCACTGTCTCTAATGAGTCAAGCGCTTCAAGTAATACGGTTAAACCAGTTGCAAGTGCATGGAAACGTAATAAATATGGTACTTACTACATGGAAGAAAGTGCTAGATTCACAAACGGCAATCAACCAATCACAGTAAGAAAAGTGGGGCCATTCTTATCTTGTCCAGTGGGTTATCAGTTCCAACCTGGTGGATATTGTGATTATACAGAAGTGATGTTACAAGATGGTCATGTTTGGGTAGGATATACATGGGAGGGGCAACGTTATTACTTGCCTATTAGAACATGGAATGGTTCTGCCCCACCTAATCAGATATTAGGTGACTTATGGGGAGAAATCAGTTAGAATGACATAGTCATGTCTATTTAAGCAGGTGCGTTACATACCTGCTTTCTATTTACATTTAAAGATAAAATGTGCTATTATTTTACTAGAACTTTTTAACATTTCTCTCAAGATTTAAATGTAGATAACAGGCAGGTACTACGGTACTTGCCTATTTTTTATGTTATAATGTAATTACATTACCAGTAACCAATCTGGCTTAAAACCACATTTCCGGTAGCCAATCCGGCTATGCAGAGGACTTACTTGCGTAAAGTAGTAAGAAGCTGACTGCATATTTAAACCACCCATACTAGTTGCTGGGTGGTTTTTTTCTAGTAATTTTCAGTTTTGGAGCTGACATCAATGTCAACAACAAATATGTTATAATAAATTTAAATAAGCTATATACAAGGAGGTGGAGATATGGATTACTTAGGTTTAATAAGTAATATGCTAGGGATTGGCGGTGCAGTATATGGTATAGGCTCCTTTCTTTACTATAGAAAAATAAAATTTTATATGTTTATTTCCAAGATTTTTAAATTTAATAAAACAACTGAAATCACATTAAATTACCGGTGTATTAGTGAAAGTAATATAACCCTAAAAAATATAAAAGAAATTTTAAAAAAAGAAAGTTACACTGTTATGAATGCTAACACTAATAACATTATCATTAATATGAATGATTTTATAATTCAATTCAAAAAAGATGATTTTCCTACAGATGAATATGGAGAAAATGCATTTATAAGTATGACTTTAACTAGAACTTATTATAAGCAAGCAAAAAAAGCGATAGATAAATTTATGAATATATGCGAAGACTTCAACACTGTCAACTTAGAAGATAAGGGGACTTATACTTTGAAGGTATTTTACAATAATATTAAAAATCCATATTTGTCCACCTCGACCCATAGAATTAAAGAGGAAAATATAAAAAATATGATTCTTTATGTTGACGCATCGTTTTTAGTAGATGGCTTAAACGAAGAAGTGGTTATAAATAAAAAAAGTTTATCTTATTCAAGCAAAAGTTCAAAAAACATATATAAAATTGCAAATGATTTTATGATTATATAGAGGGAGAGATAAAAGTGCAGTCAATATGGGTATTTGAGTCTGAAAATAATAAAGTAGAAATTAGCAATATAACAGCTACACGTCAGAAGAATTTGAATGGTGTTAATGAAGACTTAACTACAGAATTGTTTGTTAATGAGGATGTCGGAGAATACATTAGATGTAACTTAGTTGTTGATGAACCCAAATCTATACAAGCGAGGGCTTTGGGTAAAAATTTGACTAGTGTTATCTTAAGAAATAGATATGAGGCTTTTTATAGACCGTCTGATGGAAATTTAGTAGTATATGCTAATAAAGATGCGGCTCATATTATAAAAGATGTTTTTGACGAACAATTTAAATTGGGATACAGGGAAAGAACAATTAATTTAGATGAGATTATTAATACGTCTAACAACGTTAGGAAAGCACAATTTAAAAATGTTACTATAGAAACTGTAACTGGTGGAATGTTAAATGGTGATCAGGTTCACAATACTGAACTCTATGGATTAATGGATAGAGCTGGAGACCTTTCTACAGTTGCAGTTGTATATCCGTTTTTAGATAAAGAAATTAGTTTTAGTGTTTCTATATATGGAAGTATAGTTCTTTACACAAATATCACATACGAAGAATGCCTAGAATTAATAAATGATTTGTTTAATTTGTGAATATAAATGGAAATAAGTGAAATGCGTTATAGGTTCAAGTTTCTAATAACCACACAACCAACAAAACCACACCACCTATTAATTTAGGAGTGTGGTTGTTTTAATATGTGAAGCTAAAATAACTACAAATGATACCATTTTTGATACCATTTTGTTGTAAAACAGAAAAAATAAGGAAAATAAAAAAGGCAAAAAACGCATTAAATCAACGTTTATTGTCTCATGAAATTTAAATGTATATAAATTTCACTTCCCATGGGTCATTATGAATTCTTATTTTAGGCTTGTTATTACGCATTTTATAAACTCCTTAATCGTTATTTGATACCGATATGATACCATTTAATCAAATATGTTCATAGCTTGATGTTTTTTATCAGTATATAAATGAGAGTACGTTTGAATTGTTTCTGTAATGTTAGAGTGCCTCATTAATTCCATTAATAAATACATATCTACACCATTATTAATTAAATAGCTTGCGTACGAGTGTCTTAAATGGTGTATTTTTAGATTCGGGAATACAGATTTAAAATGATACGAATAGGTAACGTATCTAATAGGTTCTAACCCCCCGAATATAAAATAGTTTTCGTCAAAATATTTATATCTTTTAGAAGATTCATTATACATGTTTTTAAGCATCTCTCTAATTAATTTTGGTACAGGTATTATCCCTTTAGAATTTTCTTTTTTTAGATTATATTCAATTTCTCTATTACTTAAATTGATTTTCTTATTTACGTCAATTTCGCCTTTTATTTTATCGTAATCTTTCCACTGCAAAGCTAAAGCTTCGCCTATTCTAAGACCAGAATAAAATAACAGTTTAGTTAGCTGACGAGAAGTATCGTTTGTGATTTGTTCTACTTTTTCATCAAATTCTTCACGAGTGATAAATTTAGCTTGTGGTTTTGTTCTGGGAATAGGAGTTACCGATAATGTGGGGTCGTATAAGAGCTTGTAATGCTTTTTGGCGTAATTGATAACTGCTTTAAAACCTGCCCACACAGATCGTGCATAGCCAACAGAAAGACCTGCATCGTTTAACAAATAATTCCTGAAAGCAGTACATTGCGTAGTAGTGATTTTGCCAATAGGGATATTTCCGAACCTTTCTTTTATGTGAGTATTATATTCTGTAGTTCGCTTTTCTATTGAGCGTGCAGAAAGATTTTCATTTTTTAAACGATTAAAAAATATATATTCAAAGGGTTGATTGTCCGAGTATCCATATTTAACATTTTGTATAAATTCGCTTTCGGCTAGTTTGGCATCTTTCTTACGTTCAAACCCACGCTTCATTTTTCGTTTGTTATTACCGTATACATCTTTATATCTAATGGAAAAATACCATTTACCTGTATTATCATCCTTATATACTGGCATTTTGCTTCTCCCTCCTCAAAATTGGCAAAAAATAATAAGGGTAGGCGTGCTACCCGTGAAAATTGTATAAAAAAAGAGAGAGCGCAGATGCACCCTCTCATGTCGCAAATATTTCAGCGACTTGTCTAATTTGAAGCTTGCCGCAAATATTTCAGCGGCTTGTTTTGTATATATGTAATATACCATCAAAGAGAGTGTAGTTCAAGCGATTTAACTAAGAAATCTAATTTTTATACTATTTTCAATTTTATCTACTGTTTCTTTTGAATATGATATTTCTCCGGCAGGGTCATACCTATTAATTTTCGATATTCTATCCTTGCTGATTGTAGTGATATTTAAAACGTTAGCATAGGTCTTTTTATACTTGAATCGCTCATATCTTTTGCGAACCTTCGAATATTTTTTGAAGTCGTCATTCAGCGATTTGTTTTCATCAAGTAATTTTTGATCGTATGGGTTTTCTGCTTTTGACACCTTTTCAAGATTGTTCATGATTTTTTTAGCTAAATCCTTACCCGTTACGTCCATTTTTTCCAATACTAAAGGTAACAAATCTTCTTCGATATGCACATTGAATTTACTTCTGGAAGATGTAAGTGGAACTACCGTTAATATTGGATTTTTATTTGAATCGTGATTATTAAGTACCATACAAAAATGGTTTCCAGAAAACTCTCTGCCAACATTAACACCTAACTTTACATAAATTATAGTGCCTTTTTTATATCTGGTGTAACTTTTGTTTTCTTTTAACAATCTAACTTCATCCAATAAAAACTCTGAATATTCAAGACACCATGAATTCATATATTTAAATTTGTAAATCTCGCTATTTTGAATCTTTTTAAAATTATTAACTGCTGTTTCTAAAGGTGCGTTCTCTTCCATCCCTCATCCTCCTCGCGCCACATAGGCGTTATTAATCACAATACAACTTTGCCCATTACTTTAATATTACTAAACGAAGCGACTTTGATATCATCATACTTCGGATTTAGAGATACCAAATTAATATAGTCTTCGCATATATCTACACGCTTGATAAGACTTACTCCATCTAATACAACGAGTGCAATTGTACCATCTTTAATAGAATCTTCTTTCTTAATAAAAGCGTATGTTCCTTGTTTTAACATAGGTTCCATTGAATCACCATTAACTAAAATACAAAAATCAGCATTTGATGGCGTTTCGTCTTCTTTGAAAAATACTTCTTCGTGTAATATATCATCGTACAATTCTTCTCCGATACCAGCACCAGTTGCGCCACACGCAATATACGACACTAACTTAGATTCTTTATATTCATCTATAGAAGTGACTTTATTTTGTTCATCTAACTGACTATTCGCGTAGTTGAGTACATTGCTTTGTCTTGGAGGCGTGAGCTGAGATGATATGTTATTAATTTTTGACATCACAGTTTCCTCTTGGCGTTCTTCATCGGGTACGCGATAAGAATTTACATCATATCCCATAAGCCACGCTTCACCGACATTTAAAGTTTTAGAAAGTAGGTAAATTCTATCTTGGTCAGGAGATTGTACATCGTTAATATATTGAGACAAAGTGCTTTTACTTAAAGATATACCTAGTTGCTTTTGATAAGGTTTCGATTTATTAATGATATCTACTTGTTTTAAATTTCTTATTTTCATGATGTGTTTTAGTCTGTTTGAAACTTTTTCTCTCATTTAGTGCACCTCCGTTTGATAACTTTATAATAAACCTTGTTGAACAAAAATTCAATAAAAAAGTTCATAAAACATGAATTTTTGTGTTGACTTAATTCAAAACGAGGTGTAAAGTATAGTTAAGTTCACGATACATGAACTTCAAAGGAGGTGTTTTTTATGTGTTACGACTACTCGCGTTTGAGTGGTAAGATAGTTGAAAAGTATGGCACTCAGTACAATTTCGCTATTGCTATGAAGTTGTCCGAGAGAAGCTTATCCTTAAAACTCAACGGAAAAGTTGGGTGGAAAGATAGCGAAATATGGAAAGCTATACAATTGCTAGGTATACCGGTAGAAAAAATACATTTATATTTTTTTAAAGAAAAAGTTCACGTTTGATGAACTAGAAAGTGGAGGACATCATGGAACAAATCACGTTAACCAAAGAAGAGTTGAAAGAAATTATAGCGAAAGAAGTTAGAAATGCTATAAAAGGCGAGAAACCAATCAGTTCAGGTGCAATTTTCAGTAAAGTAAGAATCAATAATGACGATTTAGAAGAAATCAATAAAAAACTCAATTTCGCAAAAGATTTGTCACTAGGAAGATTGAGGAAGCTTAATCATCCGATTCCACTAAAAAAGTATCAGCATGGCTTCGAATCAATTCATCAAAAAGCTTATGTACAAGATGTTCATGATCATATTAGAAAATTAACATTATCGATTTTTGGAGTGACGCTTAATTCAGATTTGAGTGAAAGTGAATATAACCTAGCAGCAAAATTTTACAGAGATATCAAAAATTATTATTTATATATCTATGAAAAGAGAGTTTCAGAATTAACCATCGATGATTTCGAATAAAGGAGGAACAACAAATGTTACAAAAATTTAGAATCGCTAAAGAAAGAAGTAAATTAAAACTCAATTTACTAAAACATGCAAACAGTAATTTAGAAATAAGAAACAACCCTGAACTGTTGCGAGCAGTTGCAGAGTTGCTTAAAGAGATTAATCGATAAATTCTATGAATTCGATTTTAGCTGAAGCGATAGCTACTATTTTGTCTCCAACAAAAGTATATGAGCCATTAGTGAACAAGGAACTTTTAATTTTTTCTTTTGATATTTCAACAGTTCCGCGATGACCTGACTTTATCACTTTTTCTAAATTATTGATTTCAACAAATTTATCATTAGAAAGATATAAACAAGCTTTCATACTTATCACCTCCTTAGGTTGATAACAACATTATACACGAAAGGAGCATAAACATTATGCAAGCATTACAAACAAAATCGAACATCGGAGAAATGTTCAACATACAAGAAAAAGAAAATGGAGAAATCGCAATCAGTGGTCGAGAACTTCATCAAGCATTAGAAGTTAAGACAAGATATAACGATTGGTTTGAAAGAATGATTAATTATGGCTTTGAAGAAAATATTGATTATACAGCTCTTACTCAAAAAAGAGTAACAGCTCAAGGTAACGCTATTAATTATTTAGACCACGCACTCACACTAGACACTGCAAAAGAAATCGCAATGATTCAACGTAGTGAACCCGGTAAACGTGCAAGACAATATTTCATCCAAATTGAAAAAGCATGGAACAGCCCAGAAATGATTATGCAACGTGCTTTAAAAATTGCTAACAACACAATCAATCAATTAGAAACAAAGATTGAACGTGATAAACCAAAAATTGTATTTGCAGATGCAGTAGCTACTACTAAGACATCAATTTTAGTTGGAGAGTTAGCAAAGATCATTAAACAAAACGGTATAAACATCGGGCAACGCAGATTGTTTGAGTGGTTACGTCAAAACGGATTCCTTATTAAACGCAAGGGTGTGGATTATAACATGCCTACACAGTATTCAATGGAACGTGAGTTATTCGAAATTAAAGAAACATCAATCACACATTCGGACGGTCACACATCAATTAGTAAGACGCCAAAAGTAACAGGCAAAGGACAACAATACTTTGTTAATAAGTTTTTAGGAGAAAAATAAAAATCTTAATAGGAGGAATTATCAATGAACACACTATACAAAACAACCCTCCTCATCACAATGGCAGTTGTGACGTGGAAGGTTGTAAAGATTGAGAAAAACACAAGATTTAAACTTAGAAATTTTGATTATCCAAAAATTAATAATGCTCAGAGCAAATCATTGTTGGATATTGCTAGTCACGATCTAAAAGATATTTAACTGTATTCAAAATTTTCATATCTTGTTGAGCTTTTAAGCTTTCGTATAAAGCTATTGAATAAATAATTTCGTAAGATACGTTTTCAGGAGCATCTTCTTTCAACTTATTTATTCTATCTCTAAAAAAGTCACTGTCACCACCGAATTCTTTTTCGGCTTGATTACTAAGTTCACCAAAGAAATTTTGAAAATCATTAAATTCCATACTTATCACCTCCTTTCACTAGGAGATAACTAAATTATACACAACACAAAAATAAAAAGGAGGAATAGATATGATAAAAAATAGTTTGCAAGCTAAAGAACTTGCAGTAATTTTATCTGTTTCTAAATCCAAAGCAGGACAAATAATAAGAGAACTGAATAAAGAGCTTGAAGACGAAGGTTACATTGCGATTCGAGGCAGAATACCAGTCCAATTAGCTAGAGAAAAATTCCCTTATCACGGCTTGTCAGACGAGAGAATAATGGAGGCGTTGAAAAAAGAAAATGAGTAACATTTATAAAAGCTATCTATTAGCAGTATTATGCTTCACAGTCTTAGCGATTGTACTCATGCCGTTTCTATACTTCACTACAGCGTGGTCAATTGCGGGATTCGCAAGTATCGCAACATTCATATTTTATAAAGAATACTTTTATGAAGAATAAAAAAACTGCTACTTGCGCCAACAAGTAACAGTATCAAACAAAACACTTAAGAAAAAATTCATGTTCAATATAAAACGAAAAACGGAGGAAGTCAAGATGTATTACGAAATAGGCGAAATCATACGCAAAAATATTCATGTTAACGGATTCGATTTTAAGCTATTCATTTTAAAAGGTCATATGGGCATATCAATACAAGTTAAAGATATGAACAACGTACCAATTAAACATGTTTATGTCGTAGATGAGAATGACTTAGATATGGCATCAGACTTATTCAACCAAGCAATAGATGAATGGATTGAAGAGAACACAGACGAACAGGACAGACTAATTAACTTAGTCATGAGATGGTAGGAGGTCGCTATGAATCAGACTGTAACTTATATCATCCGTCATAGGGATATGCCAATTTATATAACTAACAAACCAACTGATAACAATTCAGATGTTAGTTACTCCACAAATAGAAATAGAGCTAGGGAGTTTAACGGTATGGAAGAAGCGAGTATCAATATGGATTATCACAAAGCAATCAAGAAAACAGTGACAGAAACTATTGAGTACGAGGAGGTAGAACATGACTGAACAAACTAATCAAGATGTCGATATTTTAACGCAACTAGGTGTAAAAGACATCAGCAAACAAAATGCAAACAAGTTTTATAAATTTGCGATATACGGCAAGTTCGGTACTGGTAAAACTACGTTTTTAACAAAAGATAACAATGCCTTAGTACTAGATATAAATGAGGACGGAACAACGGTAACAGAAGATGGGGCAGTTGTGCAGATTAAGAATTATAAGCATTTTAGTGCAGTGATTAAAATGCTGCCTAAAATTATTGAACAACTAAGAGAAAACGGAAAACAAATTGATGTTTTAGTGATTGAAACAATCCAAAAGTTACGTGATATCACTATGGACGACATCATGGACGGTAAATCAAAGAAACCGACATTTAATGATTGGGGCGAGTGTGCTACACGCATTGTAAGTATTTATCGTTATATTTCTAAATTACAAGAACATTATCAATTTCATCTTGCTATAAGCGGACACGAGGGCATTAACAAAGACAAAGATGATGAGGGAAGTACTATCAATCCAACAATCACGATAGAGGCACAAGACCAAATAAAAAAAGCAGTCATCAGTCAATCTGACGTGTTAGCAAGAATGACAATAGAAGAACATGAGCAAGACGGCGAAAAAACTTATCAATATGTACTTAACGCTGAACCATCAAATTTATTCGAGACAAAGATAAGACACTCAAGCAACATCAAAATTAACAACAAACGTTTCATTAATCCAAGTATTAACGATGTTGTACAAGCAATTAGAAATGGTAATTAAAAATTAATTAAAAGGACGGTATAAAAATTATGAAAATCACTGGTAGAACACAATACATTCAAGAAACTAATCAAGAGGCATTCATGAAAGGTGGGGACTTTTTAGGAGCTGGAGAATTTACAGTAAAAGTTGCAAATGTCGAGTTTAACGACAGAGAAAACAGATACTTCACGATTGTTTTTGAAAACAACGAAGGTAAACAATACAAACACAACCAATTCGTCCCACCATTCCAACAAGATTATCAAGAAAAACAATATATCGAGTTACTTAGTAGATTAGGAATTAAATTGAACTTACCAGATTTAACTTTTGACACAGATCAATTAATTAACAAAATCGGAACTATTGTACTTAAAAATAAATTTAACGAGGAACAAGGCAAGTATTTTGTAAGACTCTCATATGTAAAAGTTTGGAATAAAGACGATGAAGTAGTTAATAAACCAGAACCTAAAACTGATGAGATGAAACAAAAAGAACAGCAAGCAAATGGGAAACAGACGCCAATGAGTCAACAATCAAACCCATTCGCTAATGCTAATGGTCCAATAGAAATCAATGATGATGATTTACCGTTCTAGGACGTGGTTTAAATGCAATACATTACAAGATACCAGAAAGACAATGACGGTACTTATTCCGTCGTTGCTACTGGTGTTGAACTTGAACAAAGTCACATTGACTTACTAGAAAACGGATATCCACTAAAAGCAGAAGTAGAGGTTCCGGACAATAAAAAACTATCTATAGAACAACGCAAAAAATATTCGCAATGTGTAGAGATATAGAACTTCACTGGGGCGAACCAGTAGAATCAACTAGAAAATTATTACAAACAGAATTGGAAATTATGAAAGGTTATGAAGAAATCAGTCTGCGCGACTGTTCTATGAAAGTTGCAAGGGAGTTAATAGAACTGATTATAGCGTTTATGTTTCATCATCAAATACCTATGAGTGTAGAAACGAGTAAGTTGTTAAGCGAAGATAAAGCGTTATTATATTGGGCTACAATCAACCGCAACTGTGTAATATGCGGAAAGCCTCACGCAGACCTGGCACATTATGAAGCAGTCGGCAGAGGCATGAACAGAAACAAAATGAATCACTACGACAAACATGTGTTAGCACTGTGTAGACAACATCATAATGAACAGCACGCAATTGGCGTTAAGTCGTTTGATGATAAATATCACTTGCATGACTCGTGGATAAAAGTTGATGAGAGGCTCAATAAAATGTTGAAAGGAGGAGAATAATGGTTAAATCGATATTTTTACAAGATGGAGAAGAAATTTTAGTTGATGATGAAGATTACGAGAGAGTTAATCAGCATACTTGGCATAAAGCTTTTAAAGATAATTACAGAATGATTGTGAATAGTGATAAAAAGCATTTACCTGATTTTATTCTAAAAAAAAGTTTCCAAAAAATAAAAAACAATGATTTCACAAGAAAAAATCTAACAACTGAAGGTAATAAAACAAGATGGAGCAAAGCGAAGTGTAACAATTCATCTAAATATAAAGGCGTTTCATGGGATAAAAAAAATAATAATTGGTATGCATGTATAGCTGTTGATAAAAAAACCAAAAACTTAGGTCACTTTGTAAATGAAGATGAAGCAGCAAAAGCTTACAACAATGCAGTTAATGAATATTGGGGTGGTGTTGGTTACCTTAATATAATTGGAGAAGATAATAGGCTGAAAAAAAGAAACTATAAAACAAACATAAAGCAATTGAAGAGGGGAACTGATAAAAACAATTTAAGAGGAATAAACAAAATAAAACATAGATATTATTCAAAAATATTTTATTCTGGCAACTATATAGCGTTAGGCGGATATGACGATTTAAACAAAGCGAGATTAGTTTACAACAAATGTTCGTCATACCTGCATGGATCTGACGCGATCCTTAACGACGTACCTATGACAGATGAACTTAAAGAATTCATATCTAACTGGGAAGTACCGGACAAAATAAAAGCGCTGAAAGGAGAAGACAATGGGAGAAGTATCGTGGATAAAACTTAAAGTTGGCATGTTTGATGACAGCAAAATCAAATATATCGAAGCTTTACCCGAAAGAGATACGATCATAACCATTTGGGTTAAGTTGCTAACTTTATCAGGAAAGTACAACGAACAAGGTTACATTATGTTATCTGAAAACTTGCCGTATAACGAAGAAATGTTAGCAAATGAGTTTAGCCGACCTATTAACTCAATAAGGTTAGCAATACAAACTTTTGAGACGTTGGGCATGATTGAAAAAGTTAATGGTGTCATAAAAGTGACAAACTGGGAAAAACACCAAAACATTGAAGGACTCGAGAAAATCAGGGCTCAGAACAGGTTGAGGAAACAAAAGCAACGAGAAAACAACAGAAAATTGCTAAATGGTCACGTGACGTCACGTGACAGTCACGCAACAGAAGAAGATAAAGAATTAGAAAGAGATAAAGAAAAAGATATAGATAAGAACTTAAGTTCAAATAATAGCGCAACTGACGTTACGCATGAGCAATTTGAGGAATGGTGGAAACTTTACAACAAGAAAAAAGATAAGAAGATGTCTTTCACTAAATTCAAATCATGCGTAAAGAAACATACTTTTGAGCAAATCATGCAAGGTACTCGAGAGTATTTAAAAACTATTACAGACAAACAATATCAAAAGTACCCTAAAACGTTTTTAACTAACGAAAGCTATATGAATGATTATAGCGAAGAGATTAAAGAAACTGGTATAGATCAATTGGAACGTATGAAGTACGACGAAAGTTATTGGGACTAGGAGGATGTTATGAAACCGTTATTCAACGAAAAAATAAACGAAAGTTTAAAAAAATATCAACCAATCGAAGTAATACTAAGACAGAATTGCGATAAATGCGGGCATCAATATGACTTATATAAGTTTGAAAATGGATATGAATACAAAGACGGTTGCGAATGTGAAATTCAAAGATTGGCTTACGAAGAATACAAAAGGAATAAACAAAAGAAACTTGATTATATTTTCAATCAATCAAATGTTAATCCGTCATTAAGAGATGCAACGGTTAACAACTATAAGCCACAAAATGAAAAACAAGTAAAAGCTAAACAAACAGCAATAGAGTATGTACAGGGTTTCTCTACAAAAGAACCAAAATCATTAATATTGCAAGGTTCATACGGAACTGGTAAAAGCCACCTAGCATACGCTATCGCAAAAGCAGTTAAAGCTAAAGGGCATACGGT